GGAAATATCCAAGATCGAGAGTGATTCCTGTAAAAGGACGCTCAAAGGCAAGCGTTGCCGTGCAGATTCCAAAGGCCGTTGATATAAGAAAAAGTGGCAAAACAAAGCGTCTCGGAATGCGTGTTTGGACTATTGGAATTGATATTTTAAAGTCTGAAATTTATGGGGCTTTAAACCAAGAAGAACCTCTCGATGCAGCTTCACCATTGCCTGTCGGATGGTATCACTTTCCCGAATACGATGAAGAATATTTTAAAATGTTAACGGCTGAGCAGTTGGTAAAAAAGAAAAACAACAAAGGCTTCTTCGTGTACGAGTGGCAAAAAATTAGAGACAGGAATGAGGCTTTGGATTTAAAGGTTTACAACAAAGCTGCAGCGATTATAATGGGAATTAACAAACTAACTGATGCAGACTTAGAAAAAAGAAATAGGTTGAGCCAAGGGATTGCGAAACCACCAGAAATCAAAGCCAAAACTAAAAACAAAGAATTAAAAAAGAAAAAGAAAAGAGATTCTAGCTACTGGTAATTTAAGGATGAATTTTGAGTAAAAAAACCTATGAAAGCCCATACACTTTTGAAGATCTTCGCAGATTAGAACTTGCTATTGCCGAAGGTGTTAGAGAAGTTCAATACAACGACAAGAAAGTTGTATACCGATCAATGAACGATATGCTTAAAGCAGTCGAATACATGCAAAATAGACTTGGATTAAAGAAGAGCAAGGGCCTTAACTCTGGAATGTTTGGAGGAAAAAGGCTAACAATGAGACCAAGTAAAGGGCTTGACAAGTCTAGGGGCTCAAAAGAGCATGGAGAAAGTAAGTTTGATAGGAACGAGGATTAATTAATTGGCTAAAAAAGAAAAAACATTTTTCGGAAAACTTTTTTCTAAAAAGAAAATAGAGAGAAAGTATCAAGCCGCCTCAAAATCAAGAAGACTGAGCTCATGGTTCGCACCAAGTACGAGCGCAAACACTGAAATTTTTAGCTCACTTGAAATTTTAAGAAACAGAGCAAGAGACTTAAGAAGAAATAACCCATTGGCTGCAAAAGGCATAATGGTAATCTCTTCAAATGTAGTTGGTGGTGGAATAAAAACAAAGTTTGATGGTGCGGGTGCTGAGAAAATTCAAGAAGCTTGGAATAAATGGGCCGAGTCAACTGATTGCGACTTTAACGAACAACTAAACTTTTACGGACTTCAAAAAACTGTAATGGAGGGTGTTGTTGAGAGTGGTGAGATCTTAGCACGAAAAAGAGTTAGTCGAGACTTCGATTTTCCAATGCAGGTTCAATTATTAGAGTCCGATTTCATCGCACAAGAAGTTGCAGCTCCCGACAGAGAGGGAAATTTTATAAACAATGGGATTGAATTTGATAAAGATGGTAGAGTTCAATCTTACCATATTTATGAAACTCACCCTGGCGACTGGTCAACAATTGGCTTTGGTAAAAATGGATTAATGAAAGGTATTTCAACTAATTCAATCTCTAAAGACGAGATTTATCACACCTTTAGACCAGATAGGCCTGGCCAAGTAAGGGGAATCACATGGTTAGCTCCTTCAATTATTCGACTTCGTGATGTTGACGAATTTCTTGATGCTACAATTATGAAGCAAAAAGTTGCAGCTTGTTTCGCTGGTTTCGTTGTAAATCAAAATGTCGAAGTCGATGACCTTAATGATTTTGATGATACTGATGTTATGGAACGAATTGAGCCGGGGGTTATCGAAAGTCTTCCCGCTGGAAAAGATATTAAGTTTGCAAATCCACCGAGCATGGAGGATTTCAAAGAATTTAATTCAGTAATGGTTCACTCAATCGCCTCGGGTCTTGGGATAACTTACGAATCAATAACAGGTGATCTTTCTGAAGTTAATTTTTCCTCTGGCCGTATGGGCTGGATTGAAATGGGTAGAAATATAGATTCTTGGCGACAACACGTTATGATTAATATGTTTATTGAGCGAGTCGTAAAAGATTTTATCAAAACTTACGAGCTAACAAATAATGCAAACTTAAGAAATATCAGTTGGAGACATATCTCACCAAGAAGAGAAATGATTGACCCAAGTAAAGAAATAAACGGAATTTTAAAATCAGTTAGAGCTGGATTTACTTCTTTGAGTGAAGAAATAACAGCAATGGGAAGAGACCCTGATAAGATTTTAGCTCAGATTGAGAAAGATAATAAGATTTTAGATGACAAGAAAATAATTCTTGATAGTGACCCGAGAAACGTAACTTTTGCAGGGATACTTCAAGCAGAAAACGAGGTGAGTAATGAAGACAATTAAATTACCAAAAAGTATGATTGGCGCTCGAATGATGCCGAAAACTTACAATGAGGAATCTAATACAGTTGACGTTGTATGGACTACAGGTGCGGCCGTTAAAAGATTTGATTGGTTTTCAGGTGAATACTACTTTGAAGAATTAGCAATGGCTAAAAGTAACGTAAGAATGGAAAGGCTTGAAGCCGGTGCTCCTGTTTTAAATTCACATGACCAAGAAGGCTTGAATAAAGTTATTGGTGTTGTTGAAAAAGCATCTTTAAAAGGAGACGAGGGAATAGCAACTCTTAGGCTTTCATCAAGAAGCGAAGTTGCTGGAATAGTAAGAGATATTAAAGATGGAATTCTAAGAAATATTTCAGTTGGTTATAAAATCCATAAAGTTGAAGAAATTAAAAAGAAAGGTGACGACCTTATGACTTATAGAGTTGTAGACTGGGAGCCGCTCGAGGTTTCTTTCGTTGCAGTTCCAGCAGACCCAAAAGCACAGGTAAGAAGTGAAAAAGATAAAATGCAGTCGTTTGACTGTGAAGTAATAACGTCTAACAAAGGAGAGGTTTCAATGAAGAAAAAAGAAAACCTTGAAGTTAGAAGCGAAGAAGTTGAGTCAAACGAAGAGCAAGAAATTGTTGAAGAGGTTGAAAGAACTGAAGAAGCTCCTAGCGAAGAGGAAGTAAAAGAAGAGGAAGAAGTTGCAACTGAAGAAGTTGAGGCTGAAGCCAAGGAAGAAGACAGAGGGGAAGATTTAGTTGTTGCTGAAAGGTCACGAGTAAGTGAAATTCTAACTCTTAAGAAAAAGCATAATCTAAGCGAAGACGAAGCTACTAGATTTATTAACGATGGTAAAAGCATTTCAGAAGTTAATGAAACTATTTTAGCGGGTTTAGAGAAAAGAGATAATGAAACAAAAACTAATAACGTGATGGAGATTAAAGTTATGGAAAACAAGCAAGCAAGAAAAGAAGCTTTTGTAAGAGGGATGCTTCACAGATCAAATCCTTCAATTAACAAGATTCAAGAAGGAGACAACGAGTTTGTTCTTTCACCACTTGAAGCAGCTAGAAAATACTTGGCCCTAGAAATTGGTGCTGAGCGAGTTTTAGGAATGAGCAAAAGTGATCTTGCTACAAGAGCTTTACATCATACAAGTGACTTTGCTGATATCCTTAAGGATTCTTGCAACAAGTCTTTAATGATGGGTTATAACGAAGCAAACGCAACTTACCAAGAGTTCGTAAGAAACAGAAGCGTTTCTGATTTTAAAGACATTAACTCTTCAAGGTTAGTTAATGGTGGATTACTTGAAAAAGTTAATGAGCATGGCGAGTACAAAAGAGACACTATTGATGAAGATGCTGAGAAGTATAAATTAGAAACTTACGGAAAAGTAATTGGTGCAACAAGAAGACTTTTAATCAACGATGATCTTGATGCTTTTACTGCTATTCCTCAAATGTTAGGTTCACAAGTTGCTAGAACTGAAAACAGAGTTTTTTGGGATCTTTTTGCTACTCCTCAAGTTATGAGTGATGGCGTTGCTCTTTATCATGCAACTCATGGTAACTTAAGCACTGTTACAGGTGGAATTACAGAAGCTACTTTAAAAGACTTTTTACTTCTTGCTCGTAAGCAAAAAGAGGGTGATAAGTATTTAAACATTCTTCTTAAAACTTTAGTTGTTTCTCCTGAAAGAGAAGTTGAAGCTCTTAAATTTCTTAAAACAATCACTCCTGATAGTGTTGGGAATGTTAATGTTTTCAGTGAGTCTTTAAATAAAGTTTTAGTTGAGCCTATCCTAAGCGAGTACAGCACAACTGCATTCTATGCAACTGGTTCACAAGATCAAGGGCCAATGGCTGAAAAAGCAACTCTTAATGGACAAGGGCCAGAAATCTTCACAAGAGAGAACTGGGACATTGACGGAATGGAGGTTAAAATTAGATATGACTTTGGTATGAGAATTACTGACCATAGACAATTTTACAAAAACGAAGGTAACTAAAAACCAAATAAATAAGGAGATTAAATTATGAAAAATTTTGTACACCCAGGCCAGGTTATTGACATTACAGCTACAACTGCCATTGAAAGCGGGAAAGCTTACAAGGTTGGAGAGTTTATTGGAGTGGCCACAGGGGCTCTTTCAGCTGAACAAGTTGCATCGGGAGAAAATGAATACGGACTAGCTCTTGGTGGGGTTTATAAGTTTAATGACGAAGATTCCGTTGCGGCAACTCAAGGTCTTTTAGTTGGATATGATTCAGCTAATAATAAGTTAGTTGCTTCGGGCGCTGGCGACTTCAATGTTGGCCACGTTACTAAGGTTACAACTGGTGGAATTGCTCACGTTCTTTTAATCGGTGGTGGAGAAGCTTCAGGTTACTAGGAATTTAATAGAGGGTTAACACCCTCTGTTTTTTAAAAAACTATGGTCGATTTCAGAAAAAGAACTGATGATATTTTAAAGATGAGCACTCGAGTGTTTGGAGAAGAAGTTACTTTTTATCCTTCCTCGGGTGGTGTCTACAACATCAAAGGAATTTTTGATAACGCTTATCAAGCGGTTGACCCTGAAACACAAGAAGTTATTAGCTCCAATCAAGCAACGATTGGAGTTAATTTAAACGACATACCTAATAATGAAATATTAAAGGGTGATCAATTTAAAGTAAGAGATTCTCTCTATAGAACGATAGACTCTCAAGAAGATGGTCAAGGTGGAACGACTGTTTTAATCCAGAAAATTAGGGAAGATGAGAAAATTAATATTAGAAAATATCCAAGAAGCTTTGACCGATAAGGTTGTAGCTAAGGAATACATTTTTGTTAACAGGGGTGCTCAAGCAGAAATTGAAGAGCTTCCTGTAGTTAATATTAATTCAGTTTCTGAAAACACTTCTGTTTTCAACGAAAGCCCTAGGACATACAGAAGACTTTTGATTTTAAATGTTGAATGCATAACCACAGGCTCAAACTTCAAAGAGTCAGATGCTATTTTAGAATCAATGGTAAAAACAACTGAGCAGATAATTGAGTCCAACGAGTACTTAAACGGACTAGAAAGAACTACAATCTTAAATGACATTGATTACGACTTTTCAAGCGAAGGTCAATCACCAATTGCAGCGGCCGTTCTTACTTACAACTGTGAGTTTATAGAATCAGCACAAGACTTTGATAAGGTTGCTTATGATGCCTTGATTAGTGTTAACTCCGATTGGAAAATAAAAGATAATACAACTGAAGACGAAATAGACGCAACTGACATTGTTGATAACTTAAATAAATAAGGGGAATAAGAAATGAGTGTAAAAATTAAGGTTAAGCCCTGTAAAGGATTTAGCCCTAAAAAGCCCGATGGTTCAAAGCTTGCAAAAGAAGGTGAGTTTGTTGTTCCAAGTACTTTTTGGGGGAGAAGAATTAGATTTGGTGAGGTGGAAATCTGTGAAGAAAAAAAAGAAAATAAACTTATCAAAGCCGCTCCGAAAAAAGAGCCTAAAAAAGAAGTTAAAAAGAAAGAAGTAAAAAAAGAAACTAAGGCAATAAAGCCAAAGACTAAAAAAAAGGAGTCTAGAAAATGACAATTTCATTTAACGAAGTGCCTTCAAATATTCAAGAGCCGTTGTTTTATGCTGAGTTTGATAACTCTAAAGCGTCAACTGCGGGCTCTAGTGCCTTAGAAGTTTTAATGATTGGACAAAAACTTTCGGCTGGAACAGTTGAAAAACTTGTTCCAACAATTGTTACAAACAAAGAAACAGCTATTTCTGCTTTTGGAGCGGGCTCAATGCTTGCTAGAATGGCTGAGAAGTATTTAGACAATAATAGCTTTAATAAACTTGTTTGCGTTGCCCTTGATGATAATGATGCAGGGGTTGCAGCGACTGGTTCTTTTACCCTTGCTGGAACGGCCACAAAGGCAGGCGTTGTAAATTTTTACATTGGTGATAGAAAATATCAAGTTGCGGTTTCTTCAAGTGACTCAGCTTCTGATATTGCAGCCGCTTTAAATACAAAAATAAATGCTGACGAGTATAGAACAGTCGATTCTGTTGTTGATGGTTCGGTATCCGAGAAGCTTAATTTTACAGCAAGAAACAAGGGTGAGGTTTCAAATTCAATTGCTCTTGAAGCAAACTACAATGATGGCGAAGTTTATCCAGACGGAATTTCAGGAACTATCGTTGCTTTAAATTCAGGTGCTGCTAATCCAGCAATTGACGATGTTTTTACAGTTATTGGTGAAGATCAATATACTTTAATTTCTTGTCCTTACCTAGATACTACTAACTTAGTTTCTTTAGAAGCTGAGCTTGCAAGTAGATTTGGCCCTATTAGGCAAAATGATGGTTATGCAATTTTTGCTAAGAAAGACACTCTAAGTAATCTTTCAACTCTAGGAGACAGTAAGAACTCTCAGTTCACTACAATCATGGGCTACCAAGGTGGTCTTAATGATGAAGCTGAATGGAGTGCTGCTATTGTTGGAAAAGTAACTGCAGCGGCTCAAAATGACCCCGCTCAACCTTTTCAAACATTAACACTTACAGGTATTACAGCACCAAAAACAGTTGATCTTTTTAATATTAGTGAAAAAAATCTTTTACTTTTAGATGGGATTGCAACTTTTAATGTTTCACCAAATAACGATGTTTTAATTGGTCGTTTGGTTACAACTTTTAAAGAAAATTCTTTTGGCTCTCCTGATAATAGTTACATGGATTTAAACTCTCCATTAACTCTTTCTCTTTTAAGACAAGAGGTTAAATCGAAGATTGAAAGCAAGTACGAAAGGCATAAGCTTGGAAATGACGGACAGAATTTCGGAGCTGGCCAGAAAATCGTCACGCCTCGTGTTTTTAAATCTGAACTTGTAACACTTGCAATTGATTGGGTTAGAAGAGGATTAATTGAAGACATTGACGCTTTTAAAGAAGGTTTAATTGTTGAAAGAAATACGGCCAATAGAAATAGACTTGATGTTGTCTTGCCGCCTAACCTAGTAAATCAACTTAGAATTGTTGGTATGCAAATTCAATTTTTACTATAAGGAGATAATATTATGAGAGTCGGTGGAATAATTTTTGTTAAATACAATGGAGTTCAACTCAAGGCAAAGGGTTCTTGGGAATACAATATTGGTCAAGGTATGCGTGAAGCGGTTGTTGGGAGTGATGGAGTTCATGGTTATAAAGAACTTCCTCAAGTTCCTTTTATTTCAGGAACTGCGACTGACGATGCTGATCTTAATTTAAAAACACTTTTAAATATTTCAGACGCTACAGTTCAACTGGAACTTTCTAACGGAAAAATTGTTGTTTTAGAACAAGCTTTTTTTGCAGGCGAAGGAACGGCTTCAACTGAAGAGGGTGAAATCGCAGTAAGGTTTGAAGGCCTTAATGCTGAAGAAGTACTTTAGTTTTTAGAGGGGGCGCAAGTCGCTCCCTTTCATTTTTTGGGAGAAAGTAATGAAAGAACAAATGGCAATGAACTTAAGATATCCAATAAAAATTGGAACGCTCGAAGAAGTTAAGGTTTTAAACTTCCGAAGAATCAAAGGCAAAGACATTAGGGGTCTTGAATTTGGAGATTTAAACCAAGATAAAATTTTAGAATTAGCTGAAAAATTAACAAATCAAACGACATCATTTTTTGATGAGATGGATGCGGTTGATATTATTAGACTGGTAGAAATAGTGGGAAACTTATTCGCAGATTCCCAAAAGACTGGAAGCTAGCTTTAGGCTTACTCGCTAGGACTTTCCATTTTAGCGCACAAGAGTTAATGGACTTTGATTCAGAAGATTTATTTTTCTGGATGGAAAGAGCCAAAGAACAACTTAAAGAGGAACAATAATGGCTAAAAATTTAAAACTTTCGATTAGTGCAATAGATAACGCTTCTAATGTTATCAAGAAAGTTGGCCAGAACATGAACAAAGTCCAAGAGAGCCTCTCGAAGAGAAGCATAAAGCTTGGTAAAAGTTTAAGCACTAAATTAACATTACCTATTGTTGGTTTCGGAGCACTTGCAGTTAGAAAATTTGCTGGCGTTGAACAGGGAATCATTGACGTTCAGAAAACAACCGGACTTGCCTTCAAGGATATTAAGAAAGATACATTTGAATTATCCAAAGCTTTACCAGTTCCAATTGAGAAGCTTTTAGAAATATCAGGAGCGGCTGGACAACTAGGGGTCAAGGGTCGTGACAATATAAAGTCTTTTACAGAAGCTTTTGCAAAATTAGAGGTTGCTTCAAATGTTGCGGGTGAAGGTGGTGCGAAATCAATCGCTAGAATTTTATCAGTAACAGGAACAGCAATTAAAGACGTTGATAGGTTTTCAAGTACGCTTGTTGATCTTGGTAATAATGCAGAGGCTAGTGAGTCTGAAATATTAGGTGTTGCAAACAGGGTTGCCGGTGCGACAGCTCGTTTTGATCTTGGCGCAGTTAATGTTTTAGGGATTTCAACAGCATTAAAGTCATTAGGAAAAGAGGCTGAAAGTTCCGGCTCAGTAATGGGAAAATCCTTTAATGCCATTGACCAAGCAATTAGAAATGGTGGAAAAGAATTAACTCAATTGCAAGAAGTTACTCGAATGAGTGGCGCAGAGCTAAAGAAAGCCTTTAAGGAAGATGCGACAGGTGTTTTTAAATCCATGATTGATGGATTGTCTCGAATAGAAAAAAGCGGTGGTAACACAACTCAAGCGCTTTCAAATATGGGCTTAAGTGGTTTAAGAACTAATGATATTTTGGGAACTTTAATTAAGAAAAATGATGTTTTAGATAAAAACTTAAAAAGAAGTTCTAAGGCATGGAAAGACAATACTGCTTTAAACGCAGAATTCAATGCTCAAACAAAAACTTTAAATGCAACCTTTTCAAGAATTTCAAATGCATTTACAAGGCTGGCCACTGTTATTGGTATAAGATTAAAACCAGCGTTTGAAATACTAGCAAATAAATTAGAGGGAGTTATAAGTTTCTTTGAAAACAATGAGGGGCTCGCTTCTTTCACTCTTGCAATCGCTGGAATAGCGGCTGCCATAGGGCCTTTATTAATAGGCTTTGGAATGTTTATGAAAATAGGGGGTGTTTTGTTGAAGATACTACCTTTATTAAAACTCGGGTTCGCAGTTATTGGAACAGTTATATCAGCACTTCTTTCACCAATTGGGTTAGTTGTTGCAGCCGTTGCTGGAATGACCCTCGCTATCGTTGCAGCGGTTAAGCACTTCGATAAGATAAAGAAATTCACAGGTTTTGGTAAAAATGGTTTTTTTACAAATCTTTTTAGTGGCGACAAAAAAGAAAGTTCAGGAAGTTCTGTTTCGGTTGGAGCAAAGCAAGTTAAAAAACAGGCTGACAATAGAGAGTTCATGACTAGAACAAATAATGCAATGGTCACGATTGAAGGAAAAAATATTCCAGACGGAGTTTCTCTTAAGTCTCAATCAGATAATAATGACTTTTTTAAATTTAATAACGGCATGATGGGGGCTTTCTAATGAGCTGGAAAGATAACTTAAGACCATCAAGCTTTAGAGGGATATCTTTTTTTGTAGATACCTCAAGCATAACGACAGGAAGAAGAGTTGCAGTTCATGAATACCCTGATAGAGATAACCCCTTTCCCGAGGACTTAGGAAAAGTTTCGAGATCTTTTACAGTCGAAGCGCATATACTTGGTGACGATTACTTTGATACAAAGACGGCATTAATCGCAGCGTTTGAGCAAAAAGGAATTGGTGAGTTAGTTCACCCTTATTTTGGAACTCTAATTGTTCAAGCAGGCGCTTTTACTGTTAATGAAGATACTGGTCAAGGAAGAATTGCAGCAATTAGTATGCAGTTTTATGAAGCTGGAAATAATGCTTTCCCTTCAAATGTCGAAGATAAGAAATCAATAATTGAATCAAGATCAGCTTCAACTATAGAAGCAGCAAAAAGTGAGTTTGACTCTAAGTTCTCAATTGATGGTTTACCTGGCCACGCTGTTCAAACTTCACGAGATCAAATTACAAGCTTAACAGAGAAATTTACAAGCTCGACAAGTGGACTCGTTACGATTAGTGAAAGCGCAAGTAAGTTAGCTTTTGGTAACAGAAACTTAATAGCTGAAACAGATACTTTGTTACAGTCACCATCTGTTCTAAGCTCGAGAATAATAAGTTCATTTGGATTATTAGAAGACTCAATTCCTGATTTTAAATCAAAAGCCAAATCAATATCAAACTTTAGTGCCTTTGGTTCATCAGGAGAAGTCATAAGTGGTGATACGCCAACAAGAGTAAAGCAAAGAGAAAACCAAGAAACCTTCAACAACTTTATCAAGCAAGTTTCAATTGCTAAGAATGCTGAGTACTCAGCAAACACTGAATTTAGTTCACTGGCTGAAGCCAATGAAAAAAGAGAAGAGATTTCAGCCTTAATTGAAGAGCAAAAAGAATCAACAAGTAGTGATGATATTTTTCAAGAGATGCAGGCACTAAATGCAATTATAGTTAAAACAATCCCTGATATTGACAACGAACTGCCAAATATAGAAACAGTTGTTCCACGAAGAACAACAAACTCGCTGCTTGTAACTTATGATTTGTTTGAAAACTTAGAAAGTGAGCAGGATTTAATTGATAGAAACTCCATTAAAAATCCAGCTTTTATTGAACAAGGCGTTAGTCTTGAGGTAATTGATGTTAGAAAGAAGTAGCTCTGTCCAAATTAAAGGTGAGTTAGTTCCTGATGCAGTAACGCTTCTTGTCGATGGAAAGATATATGCGGGATGGGAAGACGTAAGCATAAGCAAAGAAATAAATTCACTTGCTAGTAGCTTTTCACTAAACCTAACAGATAGATGGAGGGTTGACCAAGAACCGATGAGCTTTAAAGTTGGCGACACCTGTGAAATATATATTGGCAAAAAGTCCGTTTTGTCTGGTTACATAGATACGCTCTCAAGATCAATTTCAGCTAACTCAAGAACTATACAGGTGTCAGGTAGGTCTAAGTCAGGAGATTTGGTTGATTGCTCTTACGATGGCAAAACAGAGTTTAAAAACTCAACGATGCAATCAATAACCGAAAAGATAATATCACCATTTGGAATAGCAGCTTCATTTATCTCTGATGGTGGTAGTTTTCCGAAGATAGACATTAAACAGGGTGAGTCAATTGCTGAAGTTATAGATCGCATGGCCAGACAGAAAGGATTACTTGTTTATGCTTCTGAAGATGGAGGGATAATATTTTCAAAAAAAGGAACTGAAAGATCTTCAAATGAGATAATTCAAGGGGTTAATCTTCTTTCAGGCTCAGTTTCGCACGACATAACAAATAGATTTTCAACTTACAAAGTTAAGGGTCAGACCTCTGGAACTGTTGGGACGGCTGAAAATGCAACTAAGAATACAGCAAGCTCGACTGATGAAGGTATTGAGAGATATAGACCAATGGTTATAATCGCAGAAAACTCTGTTAACCAAGCAGGGGCTTTAAATAGAGCCAATTACGAGTCAAGCTATAGAGCTGCAAAAGGTAGTTCTTACTCTGTCTCCGTTCAGGGCTGGTTTCAAGAAAATGGTGACCTATGGGATATAAACAAAACAACTGCTTTGAAATCTTCTTTTCTAGGTTACCAAGGAGATTTATTAATAAACTCTGTTACTTATTCAAAAAGCTCAAGTGGAACGATATGCTCAATGGAGTTAATTAGGCCAGACGCTTACTTATTTGAGCCAACTGTATCAAAAGCAAAAGACGTTTCAAAAATAGTTGGGGGCGTTGATGAAAAGTAACGACTTAGTTAGTTTTTTTAGAAAAGCAATCGCACCAATAAAGAGACAGGTTTCAACTTCTATCCTTAGAGGAATTATAAAGCTAACAAAAGAGGCTGCAAAGATTCAACAGATACAAGTTGAAAGCTTTGAAGATGATATTCGTGACGAGGTTGAAAAATTTCACAACTTTGGTTTTAAGTCTCACGCACCAACCGGCTCTGAATGCTTAATGTTTTCAGTTGCTGGCAATTCAGAGCACTTGATAGCAATTGGGAGTGAGCACCGAGAAACTCTAAAAGAGTTACCTGTTCTTGAAGAGGGTGACACTATAATTTACACTAAAGAAAAAAAATATCTTCACTTTAAAAAGAAAAACATTGAAATAAGTTTAGATAAAATAAAGATAGAAAATGATGACAACGAGTTAATATCTGTCTTGTCAGATCTTGTTGACCAGTTAAGAAAAAGTAAATGGAATACAGCGATAGGGCCGCAACCGATCTTTGAAGCAGATGGTGTTAAGCTTGATGAAATAAAAGAAAAAATAGACAGTTTTAAAATATAGGAGTTTCTATTATGGCAATGGATAAGAGCGCAATGGCCGCATTAATACTTTCAAAAGTCGGTGCAATAAATTCAGACACGGCCGCAGCGACACCGGAAATTCAGGCTGAATTAGAGGCTTTCTGTGATGGAATTATAAGTCATATTCTTGCAGCGGCTGAAGTTACAGTTGTTGTAAGCGGCGGTTCTTCAAGCGGCCCTCAAACAGGGACAATTACAGGATGAGCACAGGAAAAGATATTGCTTTAATTTTAGAGAACAATTGCTGGGATATTAGGTTAGCCGATGGAGATTTAGTCGGTGATGATGGTTTAGAAACAGCGGTTGCGGTTTCTCTTTTTACTGACAAGAGAGTTACGGATGAGCAGCTACCGGAGCTAGAAACCGATAAAAAAGGTTGGTGGGGTGATATGATTTCCGAAGTCAATCAAGATCAAATAGGCTCGAGGATTTGGACTTTAAAGAGGTCAAAGGTTTCAAACGAAACACTAAGGCTTTATGAAGATTATTCAAGAGAAGCTCTTCAGCACTTAATAGAAGATGGAGTTGCAAGAAGCATAACAGTTTCGGCCAATTACAATGATGATTTTATCTTATTATTGGATATTATTATTGAGAGACCTAACCGAGATAAAACAAAGTTCAATGTTTTATGGGATAATCAAGAGGCTAGAATTTTAAACGAAGGGACAACTAATGGCATTTAACAGACCAACATTAAGTGAAATAAACGAAAGAGTTGAAGCAGAAATTTCTGGAACTCTAGGGGTTACGAATTTATTAAGAAGAGCTTTTATTAAGATACTTTCTAAGGTTTTATCAGGTATCTCTCATTTATGGCATGGACACTTAGACTATAATTCAAAGCAGTTTTTACCAACAACAATGGATGAAGAAAATCTTATTGAATTTGGTGGAATATGGAATATACCAAGAAAAGAAGCGGTTGCCGGAATTTACAACATAACAGTTACCGGAGTTGATGGAACTACAATTCCAGCAAATACTGTTTTTAAAAGAAGTGACAATTTAGAATATTTTACACAAGAAGCCGGTTCAATAGTAAGTGGCTCTGTTTTGTTAAAAATTGTTTCTGAAAATGTTGGGGTTGATTCTGAGTTGGAAGTTGGTGCTGAAGTTTCAATATTAAACCCTATTGCAAGCGTTGACTCTGAAGCTTTGGTTTCTTCAATTGACACTGAACCAGAAGACATTGAAACTTTAGACTTATATAGGGCAAGAATTATTGCAAGAATACAGGGCCAAATTTCTGGGGGAACTGCAACCGATTATATTCAATGGGCACAAGAAGTTAGCTCGGTGACAAGATCATGGGTCTTGCCTGAAAACTTAGGCGCTGGAACAGTCGGCGTTACTTTTGTTGAAGATGGTGAAGACCCCATAACTCCAAGTGCTGCAAAGGTTGAAGAAGTTAGGGCTTACATAGATGATCTTAGACCAGTTGGAGCAAATGTAAGTGTTTTTGCACCAATACTTTTTCCTATAGATTTAACCATAGAGTTAAAACCAAATACGACTGAAGTTCAAAATGCAATTACAGAAGAACTTAAAGATTTGCTTCTAAGAGATGCGGCCTTAGAAGGTGCTTATAAAAGTGCTTCTGAGAATTTCACAGGAAAGATTTTAATTTCAAAAATAAACGAAGCTATTAGTTTAGCGGTTGGTGAGGAAGACCATAAAATAACTTTTATAAATGGCAATGCTCCTTCAGACGTAACCCCTCCAACAAACAATCTTGTAACTTTAGGTGAGATAACATGGCTACCCTTAGCATAATTTTTGAACGCTATAAAAAAATAGTCAAAGACTTATGGCCACAAGGATTTGCTTGGGATGGTGTCAGAAGTAATGACTCAGAGATTGATAAAATTAATTGTGTTATTGCGACTGAGATTCAAAATATTGATACAAGGATAACTAGACTTTTAAGAGAAGCTAATCCACTGAGTACTTTTGAAATGATTGAAGATTGGGAGTTATTCTTGGGCATTCCTGATGAGTGTACTCCTGATAATTATGAACCTTCGATTGCTGAAAGAAGACTAAGAATTTTACAGAAACTGACTACAGGGGGCGGTCAAAACGCTGCTTTCTATAAAAAAATATTATCTCAGCTTGGGTATGACGCTGAAGTTGTTGATGTCAAAGACTTCAAGGATTTCAGGGTAGGTGTCTCTGTAATCGGTGATAGATTAACGAACGGAAGCAACCCCGCAACTGGATGGGCTTACACCTTTGCTATCGAAGCACCAGCGCCCCCTTCAAGGTTTTTTAGGGTTGGACAGTCTTCAGTTGGTGAGAGATTGGTGTTAGTTGAGAATCAGGAATTAGAATGCGTTGTTACTAAATTTAAACCAGCGCACATGAATGTTTTATTTTCATACGGAACGAACTTATGATTAAATATAATAGAATTCAAGGAGTAGAATATGCACAGAACTGAAGCAGATGGAGCAACCATTGATAACAGGTATACGGAGGGGAACGCTTCTTTAAGTATAGCTGCAACGGCCGTATCAAGTCAGGCCGCAAATAGTTGGCAAGAAGAAATCGCAGGGGTTGTTGAAGAGGCTGGAATAACTTTGTTAAGCGAATCAGATGATACTTACGACCAGTTAAAAGAAGCTATCAAGACATTAATTCAAAATGGTGGTTCGGTCTCACCAAATGTTTTTACAATTGCTAACGACACTTTAAACCAAGACGTTCAGGAAAGCGGTGTTGATCTTGAGTTTGATAGAACAATAGTTAAGGCCGTATCTTTTGATTTTGTAATTATTAGAAACACGGATTCAAGCGCAGTAAAATCACATGGTATTTTAAGAGTTATTTATGAGCCAAAAAATAGTGCTTGGGATATCTCTGTAAGCTCAGCCTTTGATAGTTCAGGAGTTGTTTTTAAATTAGCAACTGGTTCAACACCAGATAAAGTTAAACTTCAAATTGACTCGGACGACATAACAGGAACGAGCTATTTTGGAGAACTTACGTTAACTAACAAAAAAGAAGTAAGGATATAAATATGAAATTTAGTAAAGGAATTATAATTGGTGTTCTACTTGCTATTGGTCTAAGTGGTTTTGCTTACAATATTAGCGAAAGCATTTTAAGACTTGGTAAAGGAATTTTAGAAGATACTGTGATTGTATCAGATCAACCTGGCCAGAACGACCCTTATCATAAATACGACTCTTCAAGTGGTAAATGGGTCTTCTCTAACGATGGGACAAATGAAAAGACTATTGGCTCAGGAAGCGGGGGCGGTTCAGGTGTCAACTTCTTAGCTGAATTAAATGCAGACTTTGAAGCCGGAACTGATTCTTGGACAGCAAGCGGTGGAACTTTTCAAGCTGATACAACAACACCTCTTTTTGGCTTACAGTCAGGGCTTTGGGATTCAAACGCAAGTGGACAAACTTTAAGTTCAGCCTTAGTTGAAATGAATAATTTTAGGGGTGCGGTTGGAAGAAAATGCCAAGCCGAAATTACTTATAGATCAGTTGCTTTAACAAAAGGCGACTTAGTTTTAAATGTTTTAAATCAATCAGATGAGCTTATAGCGACAACTGCAATTGATGAAACAATTGGTGATAAGGTTGGGAAAGCTGGGATAAGCTTTGACTGTTTAGAACTTGGTGACTCTTTGAAAATTCAAATAGAGTCAACTGTCACTGATGCAGAGATTATTAGAATTGACGATGTATTTTTAGGAACTGGGAAAAATTCTTTTAGTGTTGCTCAGAATGCTTTTTACGGCGGCGTAACATGGGCCAATGATTGTGATTGGACTTCTACAAGTACATCTCCAATTACTCCAACCGACTCAAACTGTACAGCTTCAATTGATGGAAATATTAGCTTTCCAAATATAAATCAACCAGTTTTTACACTTGATAAAATAAAGCCAAGTACACGCTATAAGATAAAAATGAATGCTTTATTCATTGGTCAGTCTGAAGCTATTCGATGTGAATTTAATCTCTATAAAGGCTCTATTGATACGGCTAACATAATTGGTCATTTAGATATTGCTGATTTAGTTGGTGGTGCTACTCAGTCAAAAACTTCTTCTTTATTAATCGGAGAGTTTACTTCTGGGCCAGATGATACTAGTGAAACAATTGTTCTTGGTGTTGCCAAGGGTGGTGGAAATAACGGCTGTATTATTAGTAACAGAGATCAATTATTAATGACAGCAAGTGTTTACGAATACCCTTCACAGCCGTTAGATGCGGTCACCTTAGAAACAACTGGCTTTGTAGTTAATGGTAAAATAACAGGCGGTTTAACAGGTAATCCAGCATTGGGAACAACTTTACAAGCTAACTATATACTTCCAGAATCAACTTCTTTAATCGCTGAGGTTTCTAGTGGTTCTTCTCCTGTTAATATAACGTGTAAGAATCAAAACTCGTCTGGAACAACTTGCTCAGGGGCTAATGAAACACTAGGGATTGAAGTTAATATTCCAAAGTCAGGGGTTTATAGAACTTGTATGACGTTTAATCATTACGTTGTTCTCAATAATGGAACAACGGTTAATAATTTCAAGCTAGCAAGAATGAGTGGTGACGGTGCTACGATACTTGAAGAGGGTGGTAAGATTATAAGTAATCACTTTGGATTCCCTAATAACGTGTCTGGTTCGAGGGTTTTAAGCGTATGTGAAAACTTTTATCTAAATGCAGGTAAAAACTCTGTTAACTTGATTTCAAGAAATACTTTCGTGGCAGGAACTATTTCTAATAACAATATTTTAATGGAGGGGCTAGACCCTGTTTCAAACCCTACTCAAGACAGGACGTTTGGTTTTTCAATGTTCTCACTTTCTGAAAGCTTTCCAACACCAGTTTTTACTGACTTGAGAAATAGTTTAGCAAATAAGCTTGATATTGGTGAAGAGGGGGTTAAGGAGTGTCACTTGTTTCTTGGCGATATTGAATCATCAACGGGTCTTGGGCGAATAATACCAAGCAATTGCGTCTTGTCGGCTACGGATATTGGAACGAATGGAGTTAAAATTGATTTTCAAACAGGTTATTTTAACGAGTTACCAACCTGTACTTGTTCAATGTCTCAGGGTTCTTTTATCCAAACAAGCTGTATTCAAAGACAAATAGGAACACCAAATGAAATTGAGATATTTTCATCAGCAAACGCAGCTTTAATCTTAAAATGTACGGGGAAATAACATGAAATACTTACTGATTTTTTTAACATTTAATGCTTACGCCAACTTCTTTCCAGTTGGGAAGGACGGAGCAAAGACAACTTACGGACAAAAAGAGCTCTGTGAAAAACAAGAAAGCGCACCTTGTTTCAACATAACTGGAAAGGATTATCGCTATTACGATGTAGCTCAAAAAACAGTTGAAGAAAGTGATTATGGAAAACCAATTTACGGCCAAAACAAATTAGCAAAAGAGTGTGCTGAAGGAAATTGCTATAAAATTTTAATGGAATACAGAGGCAATAACACTTGTTCTGAAGCTGGCGAAGGTTACTTTCCAAAGCAAAAAGAAAGCATGGTTGTTTGTGCAATAATTGATTCTTACGAAAAAAATTCAAAGGTTGTTAAGTACTTAAAGTTAAACGAAGAAAAAAAAGCAGCCATTGAAGGCGTTGAAAAAGAAAAGCGTGACTTAGAAGAAGAGATTGAGATTGAGCTTCAAAACCAAAAATTTGGACAAGAGCTTTATGCAAGAATAAAAGTTCTTCATAATAGAAGAGGTTTTACGAAAAACCAAAAGAAACAGATTAGAAGTAACTTTGCAGAAATCAGAAACCTTCTTTTGGATGGTGATATTGAGATGGCAAAAGAAGAGATTGAAAAAATCGAACCAGTTGAAAACCTAATTCTACAAGAAGACATTGACAGTATTTTAGCAATTATCAACAACCATTTAGGAGTTTAATATGACTGAAGAAATTAAAGAAGAAGTTAAGGAAGAAAAAAACAATATCGTTAAAGAATTTATTGGGAGCGAAAGCAGTAACCCATTACTTTCAAAATCTATTTGGCTTGGTGTTGCAACTTCGGTTTTACCATTCTTTCCAAAAGCTATGGTTTGGTGGACGAATCACCCTCAATTTGCTTCGGTAATTATAGGTGTCTTAATTGTACTTATAAGATTAGTTACAAAGAAAGAGCTAGATTTTAAAAGTATCTTTGGTAAAAAAGAGGCTTAGGTTTTCTTGAGTACTCTTAAAATAATTTGGTCATTTCTAATTATTATTCCCGAAATTTGGGAATTTGTTAAAAGCGCACAGGAGCGTGAGATTGAAGCTGCTCAAAAAAGAAGAGAGAAAAAAGTAAGACTTAATGCAGCAAAAAGAGATATGGAATTAATAAACAAAGCCTTTAAAGAAAAAAATGAGAACATAGTCGTTGATGTTTTCAAGGGGGGACTATGAGAGTAGTCCTCCTGTTTTTATTCACTAGTTGCTCAATGTTTTCACCAAAGAAAAAATCTATAGCACCCCCTAAACTTGATCTTAATATTAGGTTTCACGACTTTGAAGATGGTGAGAGAAGGGCTTGTTTAAAAAAAGAAGATATTACAAAGCTCAACACTCTAAGGTTAATGAGTGGACAAGATAATTGAGTCATTTGTTCACGACCCCTTAAGTAAAATTGTCGTACTATTTTCGTTGGTTATTGCGGGGCGCTACTTTAAAAAGTACAGCGACTTAATAGAAAGCAAAGTTGAAAAAATAGCTGATTTTGAGAGCAAGATAGACTCTTCAATAGGTGAATTAGACAAGGCATTTAAGGTCTTTAGTCAGTCAATTTCTAAAGCCAGTGATAAAATTAGAGATGAATTTTATGAGCTTAAATCAGACCTAGTAAACTATCAAGATGATGTTTTGAAGCGAGTTCAGAAGATGGAGCTTGATTCAAACAGGGATAGAATTAAGTCTGATAATGATATGAGAGACAGTGTTTTTTCTTTAGAAAAGAAAGTTAAGAAGCTGGATGAAAAACAGGGCGTTTTTACGAGCCAGTTAAAATTATTTACGAAGAGAATAGCAAGAGAGTTTAAAGACAAGGATGAAGAGTCTATAAAGGCGAAAGAGGCTTTCAAAAAGGTCTTTGAAGGGCACAAGAAAGAGTTAGAAAAGCAAAGCTTGGTGCTAAAAGAGATTGAAAATAAAGTTTTTGGTCTAAAGAAAGGGGAATAATAAATGGAATTTAAAAAAGCCGTTGATATAGTTTTAAAACTAGAGGGTGGTTTCGTTGATCATCCAAAAGACCCCGGCCTTGAAACTAAATATGGAATCAGCAAAAGGTCTTATCCTGACTTAGATATAAAAAAACTTACCAAGAAACAAGCTAGGGAGATTTATAAAAAGGACTATTGGGATAAATGCTCTTGCGATACTTTGCCTGAAATAATGAGGCTTGCTGTATTTGATTGCGCTGTAAATCAGGGAGTTTCTAGGGCCTTGAAATTCTGGGACGCAATTATAATAAGTGGAATAAGAGGTGATGAAAAAAAGTTTATCACTTACATGGATAAAAGAAAGAGCCATTATTTTAGGCTTAAAACCTTTCCTGTATTTGGCAAGGGTTGGATAAATAGACTTTTACACGTTTATAACGAAACATTACTGGATAAATAATGGCCCATAACTTTAAAAAGGTTTGGATTCAAAAGAAGGCGAGCGTCCTAGCTTTAAATGCTGGTGTTATTGACTCCGTTTTAATAAGCAACTTTTCAAAGATTGACTATAAAATTACAGTAAAAAGAAATAATAAAATTTTAAGCTTTAATGTTTTACTTATAAATTCCGATAGCGAGTTAAGCTGGCAAATTTACTCTGTGATTGGAAAAATAAATATTAACTTAGACTTTATAAGCGTCCTAGGAAGGGCCGATTTAAATCTAGTTAACAATGAAGCTGAAGGTCTCGCAGTAACTTTTGAGCGGTTAATAACTAACATTTAAAGGAGCTATAATGTTAAAAAGTTTTCACGTTAAAAATGGTTTAATTATTGGTGACCAATTCGATAACGACAATGGGGTTGGATTGATAAAAGGTTCGGGAGCGCCGGGCGGTGATTCAGGAGAACAAGATGATTCAGGCCTTGGAATGGTTTATGTCGACACAGCGACAGGTGATCTTTATAAGAAGCAATCAACATCAGGAAATGACTCAAGTGATTGGGCCGTAATTGGTGCTGACCAAAGCTCAAAAATAACTGGTATTACTTCAAACTCTCCTCTTGATGATGTTTTTGTAAGAAATGTTAAGGGAGTTGAGTGGGAAATTTCAGTTGAGAAAGTTGGCGAAGAAAGTTCACGAGTTTATTTTAAATTATTCCTAGGTCACAATGCGACTCAAACTGTAGATGCAACAACTGTTGATTATACTGAGTTCGCTTTTTTATCTTTAGGTAATGAGTTTAACTATTCTTATACAATTGCACTTGGTGGAACTGGTGCGGCTCAACAAGCCTATCTTAACTTTAACACAACAGAAGCAAGTGGTATTAACGTAACAGCAAGAAGGACTGATCTTAAATAATGAGTTTCGATGAATCAAAATCTTTAGAAGCAGAAAACGGATTTACTGTAAAAAAGGGGGCCGGTCTTTATTCAGGAGCTGGCTCTCCTATTGGTTTTGGTTCGGGGGTTAAGTTGGGCTCTATTTATATAAACTCACTTACAGGAGACCAGTATAAAAAAGTTGGAAGTACTGTAAACGATTGGGCGTTACAAGTTTTTAGTGACGGCTCACTTGGTGGTGTTGCAGCCAGTTATGTTTTTAATTTAGGAACAGGATTCGGAGGAAAGAAAGCTAATGAGTAATGCAGTAAAAATAAATAGAGTGGATACAGCCGCAGCT